CTGACAAACATGCATACTATTCACACTCTATATCTGACACTCCACATTCGCAGTTGTTCAGCATATGACAATGCCATATGTTTAATTCCCACAATACTCAAAGCAACATCAAATTTATTACGCCAATAATTATACACTTGCACTCCATGAAAATGCAATTCATAAAGGGCATCATCCACATTCAAACACACTTGTTCCACTGGGTCATTGCCTGTTCTCACCCAGTTCACCATTTCCACAATGTCACCAACATCACGAAGTGGTACATGTACACCATGCTTTTCAGACCATTGCCACTTTCTCTGTAAGAAAGTCACATTTCCTTGATCTTCATAAACCCCCAAAACAGCATTCTTCTGTGCTGGAGTCATCTTCATTCCAATCTTTGCCATCTCTTCTGCAAGAGATAACTGATTAAACCAAGAGACTTTGGGATGCACAGTTGCTATATTGTCATCTCCATATGAGCATAGTGAAACACATCGTTTCATTTGCTCAGGACTCGCCATCAACGGATCCTCTCTTCTCGCCACTTGCGTGAAGCAATAGCGATAGAGTACAGAGACTAATATAGAGTTGAGAATTGCTGTCATAGGTTCCCCAGATGGGTGTGTCCTGTTCATCTGCCAAACATCATTATATATGATATAACGAGGTTCAGCAACACAAGCAAACAATGCCTCCATCTTATATGAACACTCAAGACCCAAAATTTCATACACCTGCCTCACGACTGAAAACACAGACCACATCATTTGACTTGATATGGTCTTGTCAAAAGACTTGAAGTCAAGTGCCATCCATTTCGAACCATGAACCTTCATTGAAGATAAAAGCATCTCCCATTCCAGAGAATACACATCAATTCCAATTGCATGCTCCAACTGTCTCCGATGTTTCATAAATGCGGCAGCAAATCGCAAGAAATACTGCCGGAATCTAATCACATGGGCCACATTTGAAGCTGCAAACACCCGTGTCTTACCAGTTGCCACCTTCTCAAGAGAGCGACGTTCATCTTTCAGAGTACATACAAAATACACCTCAGGAATTCTACGCTTATCAAGAGCTGAATCAATTTTACTCAATTCAGTTCTCAATAAGCCATTCCCAACCTGTGCATTCGGCAGTTCTCCTTCAAACAAATGTCTCTTTCCAGATCCAGGTGACAATTTTGACAATGGAAACCCAGGAGAAGAACCCATGTTGAGAGCATCAACAAATTCCGTTCCTGGAATTCCATTTATTGCCTCACTCTCTGTCAACATACTTAGATCTTCATCTTTGATGTGAGTTGCAATCATCTCAGCTACACATCGTGTACATTCAGCTAGCAAGACATTATCCATTGGAGTATTCTCATCAAAAGCTCCAGCCAATCCTTCAACCATTGGTGATATCCGTTTACCATTAACCACCAATGGCTTAAGACGAGCTGGAGCTGTCTTATGTACCACCACCATATCATGGATTGGTGATTCACGAAGCATGGTTTTCACCATACCTGTCATCATCCATGATTGATTCAGTACACCAATATGCTCATATGGAACTTCTCCCATTTGACATCTTGGTGTACATACATCACTCAATGG